AGTGTCAGTGTTCCACGTGGAACATCTGTCAGGAAAAAAGGAGTGGCCCCGAAGGGCCACCCAAAGTGCTCTAGCTAGAGCCTGGTGATCCGTAGATTCCAAGTGGGTCAGACACTCCAAACGAGTATCTCTCCCTGGCTTTGTATCTAACGTTACCAGTATCGAAGTCACCGTCCATAGACGTTTCTAGCGGAGTACGCTCGAACATCTTCATACCATTCGGTACATCGGTGATGATAAAGAAAGCATTGCTGTCAGTCAGGTAGTGATTGACTGCGTAGCCTTCTGGGATCGCACCCATGTTACGAATCGCGTTGATGTCGTTATCCGCCGTTCCAACTCGCTGAGTGGTTTCTAGCAGACGATCTGCTGTAAACATCAGTGCGGGGGGAACAATCAAACGACGTGGACGTGCAGCAATCAGAAGGCCGCGCTCATCTGTGAACGCAGCGATCTCAATGACCGCGTTTTCCAATGACGTTTCGTTAAGGTCAGCACCCGTAGATGGACGGTTGGAGTTAGTTCCACCGTTTACCAAGGGGTGTGAAGCGTTGAACAGAGTTACGCCATCTCCAGATTGGAAGGTGTCGAAACCATTGTTCAGCGGGTTTGCCGCCTTAACTTGCTTGGTGTAAGCCATAGCGCGAGACAGCGCCTTGGTATAACGAGCAGAAAGAGAATCGTAGAGATTATCTTCCATGGCTTCCTCGGTTATAGCAAAACCCATCGAAATGGTTTCGTGATTATACCGAGCAGTGAAAGACTCTTGCGCTGAGTCGTAGCTCGTTGCCGCACCCTCTGCCTTAACAGGAGCCGCCGCAAAGCCTGACAGCTTCACCTCTTCCTCGAACGAACGATCAGAGCTTTCAGTCTCATAAATGAGAGTGTGCTCGTCTTCGTATTTTTCATACTCCAACCCGAAAAGGGCATTAAGCCCCGGAAGGAGTTCTTTCAGCATTTGCGCTCTTGAAATTGCCATTGCCTATTACTCCTTACACGCCGAGTGCAGTTTCGTATGCGTGACTCAGAGGCAGATAGGTAACAATCACGTCAGTGAAAGAATCACCAACAGAGCTTGATGGCCCATCTACGAAGTCAACGATACGCAGTGGTAATGAGTTAGTCGTAGCAATAGTGCTGGCATCTATAGCATTTTTGCTTCGACCGATTGAGGTTGATCCGGCGGTGCTTACCGCTGATACGTTGTTGCCCAATCCAGTTTGTGCGATGGAGCCATCACCCTGCATACGGAACAACAAGTCAGGATCATCGACAACATAACCAACGATATCGTCCGCTGCGGTAGATGCAGGGAACTGTTGGTTAAATGTCTTTTGGTTGGTGCTTGGATCAGTGTAAGCGCAGCCTACAAAGATACCAACCGTGCCAGCAACGACAGCAGTTGTTACTGCGGCTTTTTCGAGAGTGCCAGCCGCAACCAGCTTCACGAAGTCACCGTAGAAAATAGCGGTGCCATAACCACTTGCAATCTTGATGTGGCGAACCTTACCCGTAAAAGAGCCGCTCGCACTCAAGGTATCAACTGGTTCAGCACCCATAGGGGTAGCAGAAGTAGCCATAATGTGGCCTCCTAGTTAATAACCACTAACCCTGCTAAAGGTTAGTTTCTTCCAAAAGTAGTCCTAGTGCTACGCTCTGGATTAAGCATAGGCATTCTAGGGTCACTCTCTCGCAGATAGTTGTTATCAACCGATGACATCTGATTAGACGCGATATCTTGGAAGTGCTTTGTTCTAGCTGCCATAAGTTCTTCTGGAGCCTTACAAAGCAGCAATCCGCCAACCTCAATGTTGCCCTTGAACTGAGAGCCTATATCAGACTCCAGCATCAGTTCAGGATGATCTTCAGCCCTCACAGGCTCCCATCCTTCTCTGAACATCTTGGACACATGCGTGTTGTCGGACTGACCCAAAAGCGCCGTCTTGATCCATCTGAACACATAGCCATCTTGTGGCTTTGGATCAGGCAAGATCGAGGCAGGCTTCCAACTATCAGTCGGTCGTTGCTCTACTGTTCGAGTAGTGTTCGTTCTTGGTGTGCGCTCTTCAGACATTACGAGGACTCCTTTGCGAGTTGCCTCGCGTACTGTTCAGGGGTTAAACCCAATCTCTTAGCGAGGGAGAGTTGGGTAGACGTTAGCCGTACTTTGCGCGGTTTAGCACCGTTGCTCCTTGCGGAGGGTGCCACCACCGTCGGGGGTTGATTGACAGTCACGGTCGCGTCACGCCCATCTAGGTCGCCTTCATCCTGCCAATCATGTTCTGGGAAAGCCTGTCGCAGCCGAGTGTCTATCTGTCGAAAGTACTCTTGGCTGTTAGGCTGTATGCCACGCTTTATCAATGCGGCATGGGTTCCATACGCCAGGCTAGTCATCTCTTCATAGCCATCTTGCATGAACCAACTATTCTTTTCGGCCCACTCTTGGGCCTCTGGTGCTACCTGCGGTGCAGCTTGTTGCTGAACATTATGAACAGCTTGCTCAGCGATTTGCTGCTGATAACCCTGCTGTTCGTATTGTTCACGTTGCGCTTGTTGTGATGCGAGATTGTTCTCGTATCTTTCCGCCTCTGACAACTCTGCCTGTGCTCGCATCAATCGCTCTTGAGCACCAACAACGTTATCGGTATCACCCTCTTCGTAAGCTTTCTTGTAGCTGTTCCTAGCTTCCTGTAAAGCAAGCTCTGCGCGTTGCTTAATCTGAGAAACAAGTGCTGCCTCACCCCGGTTGATAAGGGCTTCATTCTCTTGGTTCTTGCGACTAAGCTGTTCAGCAACTCGCACAGCTTCTTCACGCATCTTCTCAGCAGCTTCACGCTTTCTGCGTTCTTCGTGCTGTTCATAGCGCAGCTTGTTGATCCGCTTCTGAACTTTTTCGCTGTAACCTGAAAGCTCTTCATCATCAATATCATCAGAAGCCGCTTCCGCCTTGGGCGGCCTACGGTCTTCCTCTGCGCGATCATCGATGATCTCTAATTCAAACTGACCGTCATCATCCACGATATCGTTGGACTTCTTGCCAATCTGTGTTCTGACACCAAAGAACTTCTCCTCGGCGCTAGTCATTTGCTCCTGATCGGAGTCGAGTTGTGCTTCGCTCATACCTTCAATATCCCCCTTGGATCTTCAACAACCGCCTCGACTGAATCATCGTTGATCAACCGAAACTCTTTGCCATGCACCTTAAACCGTGTGCCGGAGTAAGATCTCATCAGGATAAAGTCACCCTCCTTACACAGAGGCCCAGACGGGAATCGGTTAGGATCATTGTAAGCATCGGCTCCAAGCTTGAGAACCATGCCGACAATAGACCCTACCTCTTCGTCATGCAGAGTTTTGGCGGCTTTGAGTATGCCCCCCTCTGTCATTTCATCTGGCTCTGGTAGAGCGATTAACAGTTTGTAACCTCTAGGGTCAGGCAACTGTGCGGCCTTGCGAGTCTCTTCATCCTCGTTCGTTGTGTCTATCGATACGGAGACCGAACCGACATCACCTTTTGCTAATGCTTCAGACATTAGTTAGTTCCTATGCACTGGAAAAAAGCGTCCAGAGTCGCTAATACCGCAATCGCGGTGAATCACTCCTGCTCGTAACGAGACTTGAGATCGAGTATCTCACGCTCCGCTAGAGCCAAACCTTCGATCACGCCACATGCCTTGGCGTATTCGCTGTAATCTTTACACGCTCCACCACTGATGTGGTCTGCGTATTCGTTCATCTGCTTTCGTATTACGTCCTTCAAGTAATCAAAGACGTTATCACCATTAGTCATCTAATACTTCTTTTGCGATCTCAATGCCAGCTTTTAATCCTTCGATTTGATCCTTGGATTCTCTGTCAGCGATCTTAATACCCAGGCGTGCAGACTCTATATCAGCCTGCTGATCTAGCCTTTGCTGATCCAAGTCTGCTCTCGCAGCGGCCTTCTGAGCATCAAGCTGTAATCTGCCAAGCTCTGACTGTGCCCTTGTTTGCGCCTCTAGTTCCTTGATTTGCAACTCTTTTTGCTGCATTTGTATCACAGGATCTTGTGCCTGCTGTTGTGCTCTTTGGGCTTGCGCCTTTTGCTGGTTCACGCCCTTGAGTTGCTCTGCTGCCTGACCTGCAAGCCTAGAGATTCTGAACTCAATGTCTTCTGGCAACGGCTCACTAGGCGGCGGCAACTCGAAGCCAAGCTCTTGTTCGATCTGCGCCCTGTACTGGAAGGCCAAATGTTCTTGAACGTGGGCAGATAGCTCTGCCATTGCCTTCTTTGCGTTTGGACTCTTCGACATGATCTCCAAAACGGTTGGATCTTCTGCCAAAGACTTGTGCGCCTGTATGTGTGCTTCGTGATCTTGGTAAGCAAACGCCTTGACCGGCTTACCATTGATGATATTCATGTTTTCAGTGATCGGATCAGTCGGCTGCTGGTCATCATCCGTCGGAACAATCTTATCTGCGTCCCGAATATTCAATATTTCCAGCATTTGCCGGTGCAATAACGGCATGTCGTACATTTCTGGCGCTTGTTGGGCCAGTTGTAGTGCCGCTTGGTACTGCATAATGCGCTGAGCCATGGTTCCAGCGTTAGGATCGCTCACTGGAATGATATCTACCCTGTCATCGAAGTCCGAAGCCACCAATGGCTCCTTATCTTCGTCGTATGGGTACGCTTGTGGCCCAAAATCACGGACGATATTTGATAATAAGCGTAATTCTGCCCTCATAGAGGCGTGCATACGCGCCTGAACCGCGCTCATCACCTTCATAGAGCGTTCTAAGATGGCTAATGTGGTGCCAACCGGCGCTTCTGCGTTCATATCCGCTGCTTTTACGTCAGCAGCAGAGGCAAAACGCCGTCCTTCCTCCACAATGTCGCCCATAAGCTGGTATAAAACCGTGCTTGGCTCTTTGTAAGGCAAGAAACTGATGTTTTCTTTGATCGTTCCGCCCGGAACGTCCACATCTCGGAACTCACCAGGCATAATCGGGGTGTCATCACCCTTGATTCGCAGTCCTCTAGCCTTCAAACCACCCGGAAGGTTCGCCAAAGTGCCTGCATCGACCAGTTGTCGCAGCAAAGAGGTGGCAGATTTAGCCAATCCACCGATCATGTGGATCAAACCGAAGCCATAGAACCCTAATCCAGGCATATATTGGTAGTGAACAAAGTGCTCGCGCTTCATTTTGCGCTCATCATTCTCGTACCAGTTACGTCTGATGGACAAAATCGTGCGTGATGACTGATCAATCGTCACCACATATGGCAACATGATGCCGGTAGGCTGACCTTTCTCGGTATCTTCAAACCCTGGCAGGTCTAAATTGACGTGCATCTCAAGGATTGTGTGCCGATAGTCCATATCGTAGTTGGCAGAGTCACCCGTCAACTCGTTATATTTCTTTTCGATCTCGTCGTAGTCTGGAGATGGGGCAGGTAACTCCACATCCAGATAAAATCCTGCCACTTGCAGCTTGCGAATCTCATTCGAGCTACGCTTCATCACATGAGTAGAACGCTCGCAGGTCGCCAGATCGCTGGCACCATAGCTGACAACAAAGTCTTCAGCCGGTACAAACATACTGCAAGGGCGTCCCATGTTGGGATCGTAGTAAACCTTGCGGAAAGCGGAGCCACCAAGCGGCAAAGAGAACAACATACGCTCTGTCTCTGAGCGATACTCGGTCATCTTCTCAGTAAGCAAGTAGTTCAGATAGTCTTGAACACGGTTTGCTTGGTTTTCTTTCTCGTTGGTAATAGTTCCAACAACAGACGTCTTGACTGGGCCACTGGCAGGGAACAACTCCTGTATCGCCTGTGACTGAAACTTAATCACCGACTCGGTGAGCAGCGGGTGAAACACCCCACAAGCACCGTCCCACGGCGTTGTCCTGTCTTCGTGCTTCAGCCCTAGAAGATCCAAGCCTTCAACGTAGGTGCGCTCCCAGTCAGAACGGCTTTCTTTGTCTGACTTGAAAGAGCCAATCAGGTCAGTAGCGATACCGTACAGTTCGCCCTCATCGATGAACTCAGCAAGGTTGGCATCGTGAGGAACTGCGCCCATAGGCAACACATCGGGATCGAAATCAATCAGCATCCCGCCATCTTCTGTTTCTATCGAAACAGCTTCAGGATTGACGATCTCTATCTCTAGGTCTGGCTCATCGCCGGTTCCCTGAGAAAAGATCGTGTCTGGCGTAGCCAAAGGGCGATCAATAGCCATCTATCCGTTCTTCGTGAACTTCTGAGTTCGAGCCGCACCAGAGCCACGGGCAACGGTGTTCCCTCCGTTCTTTCTATCCATCATGGTGCCGCCGCCATTAGCCATCATCTTGGGAGACATTCTGACCCCCTCACTTGTCATCATGTTCATGGTCTTGCCGCCACCCATCATCTTGCCTTGTCCATCCATAGTAAAGGTTGGCCTCATTTCGCCAGTCCTAGGATCTCTAGACATGGGCATTTTGGTTTCCTTGCCACTAGCCATCATCTTAGGAACCTTTTTCCCCATAGACATGGTTTTAGGTTTACTATTTAATTTGGTCTTACCGCCACCCGTCATCGTACGGGTTTTACGAGCAAGAGTAGGATTTGCTCTTTTCGCCTTTTTATCCGCATCTCGCTTAGGCGTGGCTTCTTTTTGGCGCTTAGTCATCATTTTAGATTTCATCATGCCGCCGCCTTTGCTGTAACCTTTAGGTTTCTTCTTCATCGCCTGCTCCTGCATAGAGGTTATCGAATACTTGATTTACATCTAACGTGTAATCTAAATCAGATTTGCTGTAGTGAATGTGCTGCGATGGTCTGAAGTCTGGGGCACCTTCGCCCACCTCGAACCACGCAGGATGCGTCACTCTAACCCGATTGTTGGGCAAAGCAACGATGTTTCCTGTCCACGGCCCTGCATCCAAAAGCTCCATCACATGCGACTGCTTGTGTTGTGCAGGATCATCCGCGATCTCATTGTTGGTGTAATCCACGGTGAACAAATACTTCGCCGGATACATCTCACCATCAATCTTTGCCAGCCAAGGGCAAGGTGTACACCGATCAAGCACATACACCGAGTGCTCTCTGGAACTGCAATCCCAAGGTTGCGCTGCCCATGTGGGCATTGGGTCAGGCCACTCTTCTAACGGCGTATCAGCAACCAAACCCGTAATCGGCATCCTTGCCCACATCGCACCGCCATGAACATTTGGTTCATCGTTATCGTAGGTTTCTGCCCCGGTGAATATCACCTGGAAGCTCAAGCTACGACACGGCATGGTAGTTACAGCGATTGCCATCGCATGTAAGAACTCACCGTGATACTTGATGTGGTTGTGTGTGTATTCCTTCCTAACCCAACACTTGAAGTACGGGATGTTGCTTTGCAAAAAAGCCATTAATAGTAGTTCGCTTTTCTTGAGTAAAAGGGTTCGTCTTCTTCGTCAGAGTTTAGTTTTAGAAAGCCACCCTGTCGGAATCTAAGCAATG